GAATTATTAATATTATCAACATCTTTATTTATTGAAAATAATTTAGTTGGAATAATATGATCTGGAAAAACAGTATTTTTCATAGATTCAAGTAAAGAATATTCAATTGGAGTTATTTTACCTTTACGTATACTACTTAATAATTTATCAAATAACTCATCATCAGTAACTCTCATATTTTCAGTTAAAACTGTAATACTTATATTACATTTTTCCCAACTTTTAGCACAAAAACAATAATTTCCTTCGACTGGTTTTAATTGAGACATATCTCCAACTAAAATCAATTGAACATTACCAAATGGACGACTACCGTTTGGTGTCTGAATAAGTCTAAAAATTTCTCCTAGTTTATCAAATAAATCATCACTTAACATCGATACTTCATCAATAATTAATACTTTTAATTTACCTAAAATTGTTATTTTTCCTTTTCTTTTTTTTATAATTTTTATAATATCTTCAGGTGTACCATTACCTAAGCCCATACCCATAAAACTATGAAGTGTTACTCCTCCAATTAAAACTGATGCGCATCCGGTCATTGCAGTAAGTCCAAATGAAATATCGTTATTTTTAAAATCTTCTACAATGGAATCAATTAAATACGATTTACCTGAACCAGCAAAACCAGTAATAAAAGTATTTTCTCCATTTGAAATATTTTGTAAAATTAAAGTTTGTTTCTCGTTAAGCTGGGTACTTTGAGCCATCTTACATATATAATTCATATATTTTTAAGTCATTTTAAGCTTTAACTTTCTGAAGTTGCTTTAGTTTTTTTTCAAGATCTTTACGTTCATTTGTTTTGGTTTTAATGCGTTCTTTTAAACTTTCTTTTTTTTCTTTTATTTTTTTTACAGCTTCACATTTAGATGGAGGAGATGGCATTTTAATTTTAATTTTAATTTTTATTTTAAATTAAAATTTTAACCGAAGATTAAATAATTGTTAAGTTTAAACGGGTAAGTTTAATGAGTAAATTTAATGAAAAACCTGGAGACGATACTGGTATGCAAACAAGAGTGTGGGGACCTGCTGGTTGGTTATTTTTACATTCAGTTGCTCAAAATTATCCTTGGAAACCAACACCCTTACAAAAAAATGAATATTTAATGTTTTTTAAAACTACTGGTAGTGTTTTACCTTGTCGCTATTGTAGAGAAAGTTATCAAAAATATATTACAGGTATAGATAATTGGAAAAAAAGTGATAAAGAAGTTGAAAATCCTGATATTTTAACAGCGGAAGACTCTAGTTTAATTCTTAATATTTCAAAATTAGAATCAAGAAAAACTTTAGTTACATGGTTATATAATCTTCACAATCGTATTAACAAAAAACTCGGTATAACACAAGGTCCAACATTAGAAGAAGTATGTGATAAATATGAATCATTTAGAAGTAAATGTACAAAATCTAAAAAAGTGGTAAAGCCTAAAAAAGGGTGTTTAGACCCCATGACTGGAGCTCGTAAACGATGTCTTGTTAAAGTTGTAAATTGTGATGAAAATGGAAAACTACTTTCATTTGGAAGAGTAAAAATAAAACTTTTGAGTATTAAAAAATCTAATCGAAGTGGAAAAAAACTAATGGCGACATTTGAAACAAATGGTCGTAAAAAAGTTATACACTTTGGTCAAGCAGGTGCTAGTGATTTTACAAAACATAAAAATATAAAACGAAGGAGTCGATATATTTTTAGACACTATAAAGATCTCAAAACAAAAAATCCTGTCAAAGCTGGATATTTAAGTATGTTTGTTTTATGGAATAAACCAACTATTGCTAGTAGTATTCGTGATTATCGACGAAGGTTAAATATATTTAATAAAACTGGTAAATTTCCAACTAAAATATCAGGATATAAATCACCTGGTAAAAAATCTAAGTATCAATAATTATAATTTTAATCATCACCGTCATAATCATAGGATTCTTCATTTTCCTCATATGCTTCAACCTCTTCTTCATATATACTTTCAGTTTCTTCTTCAAGGTCTTCAATATCAGAATCACCTCGAGCATCAAGATCTTCAATATCAAGTTCAATTTCGGTTTCTGAATCCAAATTATCTTCATTACCAACTTCAATATCAGCACCAACTTCTTCTTCTGTTTCAGAATCGGAAGTAATTATAAATTGTGAACTTTGTGTAATTTTAGGTTGAATTGGAGGTTTTAAATTAAAAATTGTAACTGGTTTAATTTTAATTTCAATAATTTTTTTAGAAAAAATCCGTGTTTGGTAATCTTCAAAAGTTTCACGACATATTTCTTTCATCCAAACTGTTGTTGTAGGTGAATAAAATATTTTTCTAGGTTCTCTGTTAAGTTCATATTTAACTATTAAATCTATTTCATTAAGAGTAGAAGTACGATTGGATACAAATAAAAAACTAAAAAGACTACGAAGTCTTTTTTCTAAAGTATTACCATCATAGTGTATTTTTAAAGTTTCTGGTATATTTTTTTGTATTTCTGCAAAAACAGGGCGCTCGCCATAATAAACATAAAATTCTCCACACGGTTGTTTTTTGCTAAGTATCCATTTTCTTATTTTTATATTAAACTCTTCTTTTACATTTGAACATTTTGATACATAATGATTTTTAGACGTATCGTGGTATTTAAAAAATGATTTACCACATTTACAAATTTCAAGATCATTATATTGTTCAAATGTAAGAACTGTCGGGTTAATTTCTTTTAAACTCATTTTTAAATATTTATAACCCAGAATGTTTAAGTAAAATTTAATTTTGTAAAATTTAAATTACAGTATATCTAAATTGTTCAAAATCATAAATTTCAAAATCTATTTTAAAATTTACCATATTTAATTTATAATAATAAATAATCATTAACATTGCATCTGAAATATCGTGTTTTCTAATATTATTATTAAAATTTGTAAAATCAGAAAGATATTTTTTAGCAATATTTTCAGATTCAATTTTACGAATATCATAATCTTTAGATAATTCAAAATATTTATGTACACTATTCGGACTTATTAATAATACTTTATTTCTAAATAATTTAAATAAAAGATCCTGTACATTTGTAATACCAATAGGAGGTTGGCGTTCAATTAATATCATATCTGATAATTCAAATAAATAGATATGTTCTTGTATAAAGTGATCAAGGTAATCAGGAATACATCTGTCGTGATGTAATTTACAATCACACCATTTTACATTTGAATGTTTTATATTTGTAATATCAATTCTATTACATTCAATCACGTTTATGTTAAATATATTATCTTGGGTGTAACTTTTAATTTTACGCTTAACCTGTATTGGTTGTATTTCTGCAAATACATAACCTAAATTAACTATTCCAACGTCAATTGATAATATTTTCATTTAAGTTTAATCAATATAAATATTAAAAAATATTATCTTTATGTAAATTTATGGAATCTCGTGCATTAAAAATTGGAACTAAAATTTATAATTATTATTATTCCCTTGCAATAAAAGAGTTTAGACATGATATTGCACATCTACTTGCTAAAATACCAGCTGATTATATTTATAAGGAGATGTTAATTAACTCTTGTTATATTAATGGTAGATGTTGTTTAAAATACTGTAATGAACTGTTAGATTCTGAATTTAATGTATTAGATGACACAACAAAACGCCTTGTATATGAAAAAGCATTAGGGGTATTTGCTGGTAATGTATCTAAAGGTGAAATAAATATGCGACTTAAAAAAGAACGTAGACAATTTCAAAGTTTATATGATAATAGTGTAAAAAATTATAAATTAAATTTAGAAAATAATTTTAATAAATCATTTGGTAATATGAATATTCAAGAAAATCCAGAAGATTTATTTAGTAATCTTCGTTTAAAATAAAATATTTTGTTATTATAATGGATCCTAAACAAAAATCTTGTGGATTTGGAAAAACTTTTAACAGTTTTTATAAACCTGGTGCGGTAAATTCGCTCTATTTAACACGGCCAATTAGAAATTGTGAAAGTTTAGTTTATGGAGAAAAAATAATAAGGTCTCCATTTAGATTTGGAAAAAAAAATATCTTTAAACTTATTAAATCAGTTAAAAGTGATATAAATTATTTAAAATAATGCGTTTAAGATTATAAAGTATTTTGCTATTTTTTATATCATTTATATTAAACCACCTGAGATCTCCTTTTTCTTTATAAACTGGATTATTAAATGAGTTATTTAAAAAAAGTTCTGACACATTTATATTAAAAGTTTCTGGTGGAAATTCAACAAACCATAAATAAACATTTCTCCCGGTTTTAGTTATATCGACATAAGGTTCTTTAAATTCGATATTTTTTCTGATAAAGTCAAGATAATTATTAAAAACCATTCCAGACTCTTCATTAAATTCTCTAATAGCTGTTGTTATTATATTTTTATCTTTGGGTTCATAACCACCTACAAACCCAGACCATTTTTTATTACTTATTTCAAATCCAAGTAAAAAATAAACAGTTTCATTTAACTTTATATATGGAATTATTCCTGCAGCAGGAATTTTATCCATTTAATTTAAACAAATATATATTTGTTTAAATTAAATGAAAGCAATTGCAGTTTTTACGTCAAAAATAAATGGATTTGTTACTTTTGAAGAAATAGGAGAAAAAGTTTTAGTAACTGTTCAATTAAGTGGTTTAAAAATAAATGGACTTCATGGATTTCATGTTCATGAAGCAGGTGATTTATCAGATGGATGTGAAAGTATGTGTGCACACTTTAATCCATATAATAAAAATCATGGTTGCCCAGGAATGTCTGAACGTCATGTAGGAGATCTTGGAAATTTAGTATCAGATATTTTTGGAAATGCAAATTATACTTTTTATGATAATGTTATTAAACTAAACGGAGTTGCTAATATTATCGGGAGAGGTTTAATAATACACGCAGATCAAGATGATTGTGGCAATGGTAATAATAAAGAAAGTTTAAAAACTGGTAATGCTGGTAAAAGAATAGCTTGTGCGGTAATAGGTTATGCTAAAAGTTAAAGTAAAGTATATTTAATTGCTGGATGAAATTTATAATCTTCCAATAAAATATCTGTAAAATTTAATGTTTCTAACCATTTTAATTTTTCAGATATATCAGAATTAAGAGGAGGTGCTTCTCTAACAATTTTTAAAATTGGCTTTGGAAAAATATTGCGGTCAAGTTGTACATTTGCATTATCAACATGATCATCATAAATATGAGCATCACCCATAACCAATGAAACTGTATTTACATCGATATGAAGTAAATGTGCAATAAGATGTGTTAATAATGCGGTACTTGCAATATTAAAAGGAGTACCTGCACATAAATCTTGAGATCGACATACACACATACACGACAATCCTTTATCATTTATATAAAATTGATATGAATAATGACAAGGTGGTAGTGCTGTTAATTTTAATTGACATGGATTCCATGCTGAAAGTAATGCTCGTCTACCATGAGGATTTGTTATTAATTCTTCAAGAATGTATTTTATTTGATCAACGCCCGAAATGAGATCTGTACCTCCGAATGATCTCCAACAATGTCCATATCCAGCACCAAGTTGACCTGGTTCAAGATAGTGTAAATTGACTGAATCTAAAAATTCTCTTGTTGTATTTACTTTCCATATATTTATACCTATATTGGATAACTCATTGGAATCAGTACTTCCTCGTAAAAACCAAAATAATTCTTCAGCAAGACCTCTTACAAATACTTTTTTTGTAGTTAATAGTGGAAATCCGGTTTTTAAATTAAAATCTAGTTTTTCTCCAAATAAAGAATAGGTTTTTCCATTACGAGCATGGCGAACTTCTCCATTTAATAATACTTTTGATAATAAATCGAGATATCCTTGTTCATCCATTAAATTTAAATTATTTTATTCTTTAATTTAATTTAAATTTAAAGAATAAAATGAATTGATAAAGTAAATGTTGAATAATTTTAATTTAAGTGTTGTAATATTAAAAAAACTTTGTAAAAATGCAAATATTAAACTTTTAAAATTAAAAAAAAAAGAATTATTTGATGAATTCAATCGATATCTTGCTGTAAAATTAATTCAAAAATATTATAGAGTACATTTTTATAAAAATGCAATCGATCATATAACTTTAGAAAAAGTTAATTACCCATGTTTTATTTATCGTACAAAATTCAATAAACATTATTTTTATGAATATAGTTCAATTATTAAATATATAATGAAATCCGGAGATACACGTGATCCAATGACTAGGGCACAATATTCTGATAATGATCTTACCAGACTTGATATGGAATCTAAAAAACATTTTCCAAAAGAGTGTATTTCTTTTAAAAGTACATTAAAAATAAAAAACAATGTAAATTATGCTCGTAGAATAAGAAATCGTGAAAATGAAATACTTTCATTTCAATTAAGGCTTGATGAACTTAAAGAAAGTATACTTTTTATTGTTTCTAATAATATTTTTTTGTGGGATTTACCACCAGAACCAATTTTAATAGAAAATGTAGAATATAGAAATATTGATAGTTATGTAAATACATTACTTTTAGAATTAAAAATTATTTTTACACATTTAAAAAATTATGATAGTTCTTCTGCAAATTTTTTTAAATTAACAATACTCGAAGAACTTGAAAAAAATAAATCCACCGCATATATTTTAAATTACATTAATTTAATTTAATTTTTACAAAATTAAATTTTACTTAAAGATTAATTGGTAAAAGTATTTAAAGAAATATTTCAAAATGACTTCAAATGAAATGGTTTCTACTATGTGCGATATATGTTTAAATCCTACATTTATATGTAAATGTGACAACGCATGGTATTCTTTTGATACTGTTTTAAATAATAATTGCAAAGGAAATGTTATATGTGATGTAAAGTATACTGATATTAGTATTTCTACAATGACGGTATGTTTTAATTTTAATCAATTTATTGATTTAAAAATTCTTAAAGAAAATTTACCAGAATCTTTAACTATTAAATATAATCCATTGTCTAAAAAATCAAAAGTACCTAAAAAAAAGGGAACTGATTTTTTTTACAATAGTTTTGATTTAAAAATAACTATTGTTGATATTTTAGATGGTCGTGAAAATATATTTTCAAATATTAGTATATTTATTTTCCCCAATGGAAAAGTAAAAGCTGCTGGTGCAAAAACAATTAATACTATTAATTTAATGATAGATGAATTAATAACATTAATTAATTATGTTCCATTAACAACAGCTAAACCAGATGAACTTGCTGCTGAAAATATAAAAATTCAAATGATATGTAGTGATTTTAAAATTAAACCAGTTAAACCAGATCCAGATGGTTGGTGTCTCAAACAAGAAGAGCTTAAAAATATACTTGTAAAAGAACACAAACTTAGTGCTACGTTTAGTGCTTTAAGTAGATATCCTGGTATAAATTTAAAATATCCAAGTATAATTGAACCTGATAAACAAGTAAGTTTACTTATTTTTAGAAGTGGAAGTATTATAATAACCGGTGCTAAAAATGCAAAAGATATTGCAAATAGCTATACCTTTATTACCAAATTAATTTGTAATAATTCAAGTAAACTATTTTATTATGACATCAATGAAGAAATAAAACAAAAGAAAAAGAAAAATAAAAATTTAAATTAAAATAATATTTTAATATTTTAATATTATTATATTATTATATTATGTCAAATGCTATAAAACCATTTATATCTAAAAATAAAGTGGGTATTAATAATAAACAATTATATACTGTTACAAAAAATATTACACCATATACAGTACAATTAGATAATAAAAATGTATTAAAATCATCTGTCGTTACATTCAATAATAAAAAATATGCTATTCGTTTTGCACATTTATTAGAAGAATACTACAGAAGACACTATATATGGCCACAGTTTAATATAGGCACAGATATACCAAATATATTATTATTTTCAAAATATACTAACGTTAACGAACGTGATTTACATTCATTATATATAGGTGAATGGGATAATCATGATATTATAGAATATTGTAGAGATAATATATTAAATATATTATCATTTGAAGAAAGTGCTGATAATAATATAGCAGAAAAAAAATACCAAATAATATATAATGTTAGATTATATAACATAGAATCTAGCATAGAAAAAGAACGTACAATGTGCGAAGATAAGTTTTACTTATAATTTAAACCATTTGTTTTGCAATAATGTGTAATAATTCAAAAAAAATTTAAATTAAAATAAATATAATATATAATATTAAAGGTGGTGATATGAAAGATATAATATTAATTATAATATTTTTTACAATATTTTCACTTATAATATTATTTGGATTTAAAAAGATTACAAATAATTCTTCTTCCGCGGTAACGCGTAAGAAAACATATTTAGGTAAAAAATTTACAGATACCATTGGTGATATATCTATAGAACCATATGGTTGTTTTGCCGATTTAAAGGATAAATTTTTTATTAAAAAAATCAATCCTTATTCAAAAATTAAACAATATGATTCTGGTATAATAATTTCAGAACATAATACAAAAAAAGATTTACAAAGATTAACTAGAAATGTAATAAAAAATGGTTATGATTTATATGGAAATAAAATTCTTAAAATATATAAAACATCTTACGATTATGAAAATATGCCAATTAAAGAAATAGCGTCTTTAGCTAAATTATCAGGATATAATTATTTAAGTATTTATAAAATAGGTAAACATAATAAGGGAAATGTTTATTTAACCTATTCTCCTCCTATGAAAAGAACTTTATCTGATGTTTATAAATATACAGAGGAACAATATAATAATGCATTAGAAAAAACTAATTTAATTGATTATACACTTACACCTGAATTAAATAAATACACTAATGAGCAACTTAAAGAACCAGGTAAACAATTAAGCTGTGGATATCCATGTTTACCATTTAATCAACCAAGTACATTTAAAGATACAGATGGAACGATAAGACAATATATGTGTGGATCTATTGCATATCCAACTATAAAAACTCCATCTAGATATGCTGTTTATAAAATTATTGAAAAATAAAGTTGTTATTCAGAATTTTGTTGTGTACATTGTATTTCATTTTTTTTAAAAGAGTATTGTGTAAAAAGATGGGCCCAAATTCTTTCAGTAAAATGACCATTCTCAATGTTATCACCAACAGATAAACTTACAATTAAACGGTCATAAATATCTTTTGAGATATATTTTATATTTTCCTTATATACAATAAATATACCTCTCATCGCGAGATACTTAATTGGATGAGTGTCGATAATAGCATTTTTCCAAGCTTGAAAATCTGTATATTCTGATTTTATAAAAGGGTTATTGTTTCTGTTACAAGCACCTTCTGCTTGGTAATTATCTATGTTATAAGTATAAGACGCTGGTACTTTACGAAAACGTGGTGCATAAAACCCATTGTATTTTTGTTTAACATTATTTAGATTTCTTATATTTCTTATAATTTGATTTAAATATGCACCTTTTCTAGGACACATTAATACGCTTCCTGGTAATGATACAATAACATCATCTAGATTTTCCCAATTTGTTGTAATGTGGTAGGCAATTGCGTGATCAATTCGTCCTATATTTGGCAAAGTTTTAAATTTTATTTTTTGTAAATGTTCAGGTAAAGGTATAAATTCCTTAAAGTAATTTGTATTTTCTCCTTTATTGTATATATAAATAAAATCTACATATTTTAATACACTTTGTATCCAATCAATATATTCATTATAACGTGTTAATACACATACAACTTTCATTTAAATTTATATTTAAATATATATAAAAAAATAACTATTAATTGTTTAAATGAATTACTTTTGTTGCAAAAAAAATATGGCTAAATTTAATGATATTTTTTTAATTTATGGATCAGGTGGATGGATTGGAGGAATGTTTGTTGAATATCTCGCAACAAGAGGTATAAATACTGTAAAAGGAAAATCTCGTGTAGAAAATTCGCAAGATGTAAAAGATGAACTTAAAAAATCAAAATGTACACATGTTATTTCTTTTATTGGAAGAACACATGGAAAAATTGAAGAAACTCTAATTAACAATATAGATTATCTGGAATATCCAGGAAAACTTGTTGAAAATATAAGAGACAATCTTTATTCACCTCTAGTTTTAGCAGAACACTGTAAAAATATGAATATCCATTATACATATATAGGAACAGGATGTATATTTGATGGTAACGAAAGAGTATTTTCAGAATTAGATACACCAAATTATTTTGGTAGTAGTTATAGTATCGTAAAAGGTTTTACCGATAATTTAATGAAAATGCAACCAGTTTTAAATTTACGTATTCGAATGCCAATAAGTAGCGTTCCAAATGATCGTAATTTTATTACAAAAATAAGCAAATATTCTAAAATATGTAGTCTTCCAAATAGTATGACTGTATTAGATGATTTCTTTCCTATTTTTGTAGATCTTATGCTTAATAAGAAAACAGGTACTATAAATTGTGTAAATCCAGACGTTATTGATCATAATGAAATATTAAACATGTATTCTGAAATTATTGGAAAACTTACATGGGAAAATATGTCACTTGAAGAACAAAGTAAAATA